CAGGAGCAACAGGTGATACAGGAGATACAGGTGACACTGGCGACACGGGCGATACAGGAGCAACAGGTGACACTGGCGATACGGGCGATACAGGAGCAACAGGTGACACTGGCGATACGGGCGATACTGGCGATACGGGCGATACGGGCGATACGGGCGATACTGGCGATACAGGTGACACGGGCGATACAGGAGCAACAGGTGATACTGGCGATACAGGTGACACGGGTGATACGGGTGATACTGGCGATACAGGTGACACGGGTGATACAGGTGATACAGGAGCAACAGGTGACACGGGTGATACTGGCGATACAGGTGACACGGGTGATACGGGAGCAACAGGTGACACGGGCGATACGGGCGATACGGGAGCAACGGGTGATACGGGAGCAACAGGTGACACGGGCGATACGGGCGATACGGGAGCAACAGGTGACACGGGCGATACGGGCGATACGGGCGATACGGGCGATACGGGCGATACGGGCGATACGGGTGATACGGGTGATACGGGCCCTACAGGACCTGTAGGGCCAAATTCAACCGTCAGCGAAAATTTCATGGTTGCTGGAGGATACGGAACAAATACACTCGCATATTCGTCTGACGGAATTGAATGGATTGCGTCCGCTTCTGGAACTGCGATATTTACAAGTGAAGCGTCTGAAGTCGCATGGAATGGAATGATCTGGGTCGCTGGAGGAGGAGGAACATATAATCTTGCGTATTCGTCCGACGGAATTATATGGACTGGGTCCGCTTCTGGACATGCTGTATTTATTACAGGTGTAGTTTACGCTGTAGCATGGAATGGAATACGATGGGTAGCTGGAGGATCAGGAACAAATACACTTGGGTATTCCTCTGACGGAATCACCTGGACTGCGTCCGCTTCTGGAACTGCTATATTTACAAGCAACGTTTATGCGGTCGCATGGAATGGAATCATATGGGTCGCTGGAGGACAAGGAACAAATTCCATAGCGTATTCGCCCGACGGAATAACCTGGACTGCGTCCGCTTCTGGAACTGCGTTATTTACAGAAGTCGTTTATGCTTTAGCATGGAATGGAATACGATGGGTTGTTGGAGCACAAGGAACAAATAAAATTGGATATTCTTATGATGGAATCACATGGTATGGGTCAAGTTCTGGAAATGCTATATTTACGTCAACATGTACTGCGGTCGCATGGAACGGAACTCTATGGGTCGCTGGAGGATCAGGAGATAATACACTTGGGTATTCCTCTGACGGAATCACCTGGACTGCGTCCGCTTCTGGAAATGCTGTGTTTACCTCAGGATGTCAAGCGGTCGCATGGAATGGAATACGATGGGTCGCTGGAGGACAAGGAACAAATCAACTTGCGTATTCTCCAGACGGGATTACCTGGACTGAGTCCACTTCTGGAAATGCTGTATTTACTGACATATGTCTAACAGTCGCATCACGCCGTGTATTACCGAATATAGGAACATCACCCGCTAGTGCGGATTATCCCATAGGCCCCACAGGCGCAATCCTGTATTCACCCGACGGCACAGGTGTCACAGGAAGCGGTAAACTCGTCTACAGTGAAGTCGTTACACCAGCCCCCCAACAATTCTCAGGGATTCTGAGAGCAGTCGCATACGGCCCTACAGGTGGCTACGTGGCTCTTGGATACGGGACGAATGATGGTAATGATATACCCAATTTTACAAGCCCCGATGAATACACTTGGACGGGAGGAACAGGGTCTATTGAGGCCGCAGTGTATGCATTAGCCGCCAAAACACCGTCTGTAACAAGTAATGTTGTTACGTATCCTGTCAGCACATTTGCGGGGAGCGGGACCGCCGGTAGTGATAACGGAACTGGCACCGCCGCTTCGTTTAACTACCCTTATGGCGTGGCTGCTGATTTGAGCGGCAATATCTTTGTGGCGGATACTAGTAACCATCTCATTCGGAAAATAACATCGGGAGGTGTTGTTACGACTCTTGCGGGAAGCGGGACAGCTGGTAGTGATAACGGGACAGGCGCCGCTGCTTCGTTTAGCTCCCCTGCCGGTGTGGCTGCTGACTTGAGCGGAAATATCTTTGTGGCGGACACGAGCAACCATCTCATTCGGAAAATAACGTCTGGAGGTGTTGTTACGACTCTTGCGGGAAGCGGGACAGCCGGTAGTGATAACGGGACAGGCGCAGCCGCTTCGTTTAGCTCCCCTCACGGTGTGGCTGCTGATTCGAGTGGCAATGTGTTCGTGGCGGATACAGAAAACCATCTCATTCGGAAAATAACCTCTGGAGGTGTTGTTACGACTCTTGCGGGAAGCGGGACAGCTGGTAGTGATAATGGGACAGGCACAGCCGCTTCGTTTGGCTACCCTCAAGGTGTGGCTGCTGATGCGAGCGGCAATGTCTTTGTGGCGGACACGAGCAACCATCTCATTCGGAAAATAACATCGGGAGGTGTTGTTACGACTCTTGCGGGGAGCGGGAGCGCAGCGTCTAATGACGGCACGGGTGTAGCTGCTTCTTTTTCCTCTCCTGTTGGCGTAGTCGTTGATGCGAGCGGCAACGTATTTGTCGGAGATCAGGGGAACTACCGTATTAGAAAAGTGACAGCTGATGGAGTAGTCACTACGATTGCGGGGAGCTCGGCCGGATTTGAAAATGGCGCCAGTAATACCGCCAAGTTTGAAACTCCTAACGGCGTCACTGTCGACTTGAGCGGGAATGTGTTCGTGGCGGACTCGGGCAACGAGCGCATCCGAAAACTCACGCTCGGATCCAGAATAAGATGGCAATACGTGACCGCACAAACAAATGCTTCTAAAAGGGTCGCATCTTTAGCATCACTTGATGGACGCACCTGGACGACCGCAGTAATTCGGATTTCAGGTGGAGAAGCTATAAATGGAATTGTGTGTGGCCCTACAGGAGCCTATGTTGCGGTTTCCACTTCATCAGCAAACGATACAATATTTTTTGTAAGCAATGACGATGCGCAAACATGGACCGAAATAATAGGGCCTATTCCAGGATTCCTCCGTGGAATCACATATGGGCCCACAGGGGGTTACGTCGCTGTTGGAGAAGATTTGGAGAGTCCCCTGAAGAATCCTTTGTGTCTAAGAAGTCCCGATGGAGTAACATGGACGGGTGGGACAGGTCCCACTCAAGGAATCCTATACGGAGTCGCATACGGTCCTACAGGAGGCTACGTGGCTGTTGGAAGCGATCCATCCGATATCGCTCTTATTTTAAATAGTTCTGATGGCGTCACATGGACGGGTGGAACCGGGTTCGGTCCAGGAATCCTCTATGGAATCACATGTGGGCCTACAGGGGGCTACGTTGCTGTTGGAAGCGACGGGGGGTCTCCACCAAATACCCTATATCTAAGAAGCCCTGATGCGCTCAGCTGGACGGGCGGAACGGGCCCTATTCAAGGAACCCTCTATGGAATCACCTATGGTCCTACAGGGACTTACACTGCTGTCGGCACAGATTCTTCCGAGACGAATACCATATATTTAACAAGTCCTGAGGGCGAAACATGGACGGGCAGCGCATATATGGGAGGCTTTGTAAACACGTATGACACGTCCATTACCATTGATAGCCTCGTAGATAATAATGGATATCCGGGCGGAGCAGGGGAGTTTCTTACAGCGGGGCCGACGGGTGGAGGGCTTGTATGGTCTGCTGCTCCAGAAGGGTCGAGTTCAACCGTGAGCGAAAATTTCATAGTGGCTGGAGGTCAAGGAGCAAATCGTCTTGCATATTCGTCTGACGGAAGTATATGGACTGCATCCGCTTCTGGAGGTGCTGTGTTTACTAATGAATGTTATGCGGTCGCATGGAATGGAACACTATGGGTCGCTGGAGGCAATGGAACAAATCAACTTGCATATTCGTCTGACGGAATCACCTGGACTGGGTCCGGTTCTGGAAATGCCGTATTTACCTCCAATGTTAGTGCAGTCGCATGGAATGGAACTCTATGGGTCGCTGGAGGAGCAGGGACGAATAACTTAGCATATTCGTCGGACGGAATTACATGGACTGCGTCCGCTAATGGAAATTCTGTGTTTACAACTTCTGTTGCTGCGGTCGCATGGAATGGAATACGATGGGTCGCTGGAGGTTATGGAACAAATAGACTTGGATATTCGTCCGACGGGATCAATTGGACTGCGTCCGCTTCTGGAACTGCGCTGTTTACGAATTATTGTACAACGGTTGCGTGGAATGGAATACGGTGGGTCGCTGGAGGGGGGGGAACAAATACACTTGCGTATTCATCTGACGGAATTACATGGACTGCGTCCGCTAATGGAAATACGATGTTTACAACTAACGCGAATGCTGTCGCATGGAATGGAAGTCTATGGGTCGCTGGAGGAGTAGGAACAAATACACTTGCGTATTCATCTGACGGAATTACATGGACTGCGTCCGCTAATGGAAATTCTGTGATTAACGGCGGCGTTACTGCGGTTGCATGGAATGGAATACGATGGGTCGCTGGAGGAGATGGAACAAATCAGCTTGCATATTCGTCTGATGGAATCAATTGGACTACGTCTGCTTCCGGAAATGCTGTGTTTGGAACCTACTGTTTTGCCGCCGCATCACGCCGTGTATTGCCTTATATAGGAACAACACCTGTTAATGCGGCACCCTTTGCAGGCCCCACAGGCTCCATCCTATTCTCGCCCAGCGGCACAGGCCCCACAGGCTCAACCGGCCTCACCTATACCGAAGGCCCCACAGGTCCCGTCCTCACTCTCAAAGGCGACCTGATTCCCTCCGAACATGACGTGTATAGCCTCGGCTCCACAGGCACAAGGTGGCAAGATATTTATGTCTCCACCGGCTCCATCCATATCGGCGCAGCGACCCTCTCCGCCACAGGAACGGCCATCATCTTCAACGGCGACCTCATACCTGCGACGACAAACGCATTTTCCGTAGGAAACGCCGACAATCTCCTGAAATCCATGCACATTGGACCCGGCACCGTCTTCATTGGACCCACAGGGACACTCGGCAACGACGACAACGGCATCATTTATAGCCAATACGGCTTCGCAGCGCCCACACTCGCTCTCGGTGCGTCCATTCCTGGGGCTACAGGTTTCGTAGAAGGCGGTGTGCGCATCAGTCTCACGGGATCCACCGGCCCCATACAATTCCAACACATCGGCACGGGCGGAGTAGGGAATGGCCCCGTCTACACGCTACTGACATCCGATACGCAGAACACGGGGCCAACGGGCTATACAGGTCCCGTGGGAGCGAACGGCATCAGTAGTGGTCTCGTCATATTCTTAGATTCCGCAGGAGGCACCGCACCCCAGACAGGCACGGCATCAACAACTCCAAACACTGAGACCCAAGTCAACATTTTCTCAGGAAACCAGTCATCTTCCGCAACTCCCGTTCTCATGGGGACCTTCGTCAGCGATGCGTCCATCGCATTCCTCTCCACCGTCATCATAGGAGGATACTGGGATTTCAACATATACTTTTCTAATGCGACTACGGCGAATGTAACATTCTATGGCGACGTCTATTACGTAGATGCGGATGGCTCCAGCAACCCCGTCTTGATCGCAACCGGTACGAATGAAACTGCGACATCCGTTACACAAAGTATGCAAGGAGTATATACATATTCCCTCTTAGTCCCCACAACTACACTACCGGATTTGACGAAACGTATACGTATGAGAGTGTATTGCTTATTTTCAGGGAACGGAAACAACCAACATGCCTATATGGAATTGCGCAATGGAACCATTTCACACGTCCACACGACCCTCTTGGCGAATTTACAGGGTTCCACTGGTCCTACAGGGCCAGCAGCGGCGGATGCCGCCGCCTGGACCACTTACACCCCTACATGGACCGCATCCACGACGAATCCGAGTCTTGAAGATGGTACACTCACGGGCCGCTATAAGGCCATCGGCAAAACCGTCTTCGTAAAAATACACATGCAGGCAGGCTCGTCCACCACATTTGGTTCCGGACACTGGAAGTTCTCACTACCCGTCGCAGCCCATTCTGGAAACTCGGCTATTCTGTCGGCAACCTTTTTGGACAACGGGACACAGTGGTACACTGCTCTAGCAACGAGCGAATATGACAACAATACAGCATATGTTGTGCCTATTACGTCGGCATCTGGCCCCGCCGGCCCTACCACACCTTTCACATGGACGACATCCGACTTGCTCACGATATGCGGTTCGTATGAATCCGCTTAACGGCGCATATGAGAACAAAATATAAAAGCGGCGGCTAAAGAGCCCCCGCTTTTATATAAATAATCAATTAGTATGCTTTCACCCACAAAATATTCGCACTCCAGAAAAAATAGAAAGCCTCTTTCCAGGAAAAAGGTCCCCGCCTACATCCAGCGCGGCGGCCAAATCGTTCCTGTAAACAGCTTAGAAACCCACGTCTACGTCAATATAACTGTAACGAGCCCGAATGTAATTACGATTCAAAATATTACAAGCCCCCTCGTACAAAGCATAGCAACGAATACTCCCGGCAGTCTTATTCTAAGTGTGGACCCATCACTATCAACACTAAAAGATTATACGCTGTTCGGATATAATGGCACAAGTTGGGCAGAAATCCCACGCACCAATTTGGACATGGGTGGAAACACAGTGGCTCTGTACGGAAATGTTCCAGGAATGTTACTGAGAAAGCAAAGTGGTTCGCAGGACAAAATGGCGTCTGTAGAAGTATCCATCCCCGTCCCTGTATCCACCTACGGAAATGTCATGCAGTTCGTCAATATTTCCACGAGCATCTTTCCCTTTGCGCTCGCCGCTTCCGCGGACACGTTCTCCGCAAATGTTTACATCCAACTTATATTCGTAGACACCCACCCAACACAAAATACGAAATTATCCGGGTTCCTTCCGAAATATATCCCTGGCTTGAATCTATGGTTAAATGCGTCCGAACCTGGAAACAACACGTTCACTCCAAATACGGGAGTGAAAATGCTGAATTGGACCGACAAATCGGGGCAGAACAATCACGCCTTGGCTCAAATAGCTACTGCGCCAATCTATAGGAGTTTGCCTGGTGGCGTGGGTATGGGAATGTATTTTAATGGGAACACATTTTTCTCGGGAAATCTGAAAAATACGGGAAAATATTCCTATACCTTCATCGTCGCGAGACCAGACCCGAGGAATAGTATGGTAGGACGCCTTTTGAGTTTGGGTGCTCGGGCCGTGGACGATTATTCTTCCAACGCGTCTATGGGTGTTTCCGCAAGTCCAGGGGATATTCCGCCTGTGACAAGAAGAGTTGTAATGGGCCTAGGGCATCTCTCGAGCCCGAATTGGACAATAAAATACAGCACGTCACCAACAACAACCGCTGCGGGCGGTCTTATTACATGGGCAGATGCGACAACTTCATGGACAGACGGTGCCTGCTGTAGCATTGCGTATGGTATGGGTATATTTGTCGCAGTGGGATATAGTGGTCCAAATGGCGTTATAAAATACAGCTCAGACGGTATTACTTGGCTTAACGCAAACATGGCCGCACCAGCTGGTTCGACTACCACATCTGGTAGTACAAATTACGGATTCTATTTTCGTGACGCTGATAGAAATACCACCGAAGGCGGCGGCGGCATTCGCGTTGTTATATTTACCGGCTCTATATGGATATGTGGCGGTGTAAATGATACTTCTCTTGTAGGGACCCCTTTTTCATATAAACCAGGTCTCGCATATTCCTATGACGGCATTAATTGGTTTAAGAACACGAAGACACTCCCATTTACAGGTACGGGTAATTGTATTACGAGTATTGCTTCTGATGGAAATCTTATTATATTGTCGGGTAATTTGACTCCTTCTATGAACTATTCGTATGATGGAATCAACTGGTTTAATATGTCGCCTGGTGCTAAAGCGTCAACTCAGGTAGGAAATACAGCTGATACAGGTATACACTGTGTACTATATAGCCCTGAAAAAAAGCTATGGTTGGCATGTGGAGATGGTGGTAACAAAGCCATAGCTAAGCCAACCGCGTCAGAATCACTCAGAAAAATTGTGTGGAGTGTGGACGGATTTAATTGGAATATGACGTGGAACGATGATGGAACTATGGAATCAAAAATAAAAACACACAATTTTGAAAATACTCGCAATGTAGGGACTTATTTGAGAAGAATTTTGTCCGTATTTATGAGGGGTAATACACACTTTTTATTTAGTGGTCCATATATGGCTATGACTAATTATATTGCTGCAGTAGGCCCTGCTATTTCTGTGCTTAACCCATCTACGGTATTTGGATTCGGAATTGAACACGCATGCGGTAGTAATGACTGGCCATTAAATCAAGCAAATACAAACAACCCTGTAGAAATTTCTGCATTGTATCATGATGGTATAAATACATATTATGGGATGCAAAATGTTTGGAACGCACCAGCGGGAGTGGGTGGAAGTACATTTTTGATGCACTGGACTTATTCTGGGTATCAGGAAAAACCATTATTTTTTCATTCAGCGAATGTTACTATGAGAGCTGTTTCAGGTATAAATGGGCCTGTAAATGTGATTGTGGACAATATGAGTGTAGACAGGAATTTAAAAGGAAATATTCACTTGAATAATACGAGTGTAAAAGATATACAAACAGACACAAATGCTACAAGACCATTTATAATAAATGCTTGGGAAGATGGAATGAATACGTGCGTAGCAGTAAATGGCAGGATTATCCCGCAGAATAAAGTGAATCCTGGAAAATTCAATATATCATCATATATGGTTGGCAAAAATCTCGGGAATGCCTTTAATAATTATACTGGATACATCTATGAAATTTTAGTCTACAATAGCTTACTGTATTCCAGCTCCAGATTTGCTATAGAAGGATACTTGGCCTGGAAATGGGGGATACAACAATTTCTACCGAACTCGCACACGTATTCTAGAAATCGGCCATCCGTGTATGCTCTAACGAACCCTTGGCCCAAGGCATTTTCCGATTTACAGCCTCTTTTATGGCTAGACGCACAAGACCCCAACGCAAATGACTCGTTTGCTCCTGAAGAACGTACATTTATTAAAACGTGGTTTGATAAAAGTGGCAATGAGAATAATTTGACCGCACCCACTTATTCGGAACCCATGTACACGAAAAATATTATTAAGGCGGGCGGTATACAATTCAATCGCTATCCGTATAAATCTATGAGCTATGTACCTATTCCTAGATATAAGGATTCACTTCCAAATATCGGTACAACAAGTTACAACCCAACTTCACAGCCGACTATAATAACCAATAATACACCATTTAATTGGATTCCTGGTTTCAGTGGGCAGATGGATGCACGTCACACAAACGTAGATATGTGCTACGATGTATTTGGATTTATCTATTTTATTCTTCCCTGGGAATCACACGCAGGATCTAGGATAATTCAATACGACGAAAATAATAATCAAACAAGAGTTCTATTTCGTAACAACCACACGCCTACTCGTGATTTACGCCCCTATTCAATATATGTAAGTCCAAGAAATGGTTATATTTATTTGACTATAAATACAGATGCTAATCCAGCTGGATGGAGACCCTTACATATTTTAATTCCAGATTCATTTCCCACAACACCCGCTACATCATATCCTACCATTCGCATTCCAACTATATCGCGTTATAATCGTAGTACCGATCAAATAGTGGAACACAGGGCTTGGGGAGCATTTATCTTTGTAGACAAATATGAAAATTTGTATATGATGTTTTCCTCTGGCTGGGGCACAGATGGTCAGGGGTATTTTGTATTTCCATATTCAACGAATTTAGGAGTGGAAGGCGCAACTACTTTTACGTCTCCTTTTAATTTCAAACAGATTGCCAATGGAGGGCCGTCGTCTTATCATTTTTATTCTCCTGAAGATAATTCTTTAAGTGTAATGAGCCCTGATCAACCGCAGTTGGGTCGTTTAAAATTATATTTAGACACCCTCGCAGTATTTAAAGGGACTATATCGGGAACTACGCTCACTGTGATCAGTGTTATAAGTGGTACAATATTAATAGGCACTTCTATTGATGCAGAACATTCGCATTTAATATATCCAGGAGTTGTAATAACTGGTCAAACATCCATTGTGGGAGGAACACCTGGTGGCGCGGGGATATATACTTTGAGCATCGGGCCGAATACCATTACTTCCCCAACTCTTATAACATCAATGCGTATGTCTCAATTAATACCTAATGTACCTGCTACAGGTACAGATACAACTACCAATATAAGCACACGTGACGGATTATTCAATGTGGGTGAAACATCCGATATTCTTGCAAGTACGAATAGATTAAATCAAAGGCCTGGAACAACTCCAAGCTATGATTCAACTACAAATAGTATGTTTATGAGAGCCGATTGGTGGAACACTGATAATTCTAGAATGGGTCGATTGAAAAGATTCGATCTAACAACTGGGCAAGTCACAACTATAGGCGGCGCTATAAGTCGTGTAAATCGTGACGGGAATACCAAAGTGTCAAGGCATCAGATTATTTCTGAAAAATTTCCAGTAGAGTATGGAGTTATGGAAGGTACTGTCAGAATATATGATATGGTATTCAATGGAAGTAACGACGACTTCGCCTTGTACCCGCCATTATTTCTTGGAGCAAACTCTGCGTATTATCTAACATCCGCTGTGGGTGATTTGATAAAGGAAATATCAATATTGAAAAATTTCAGGGCAAGGCCGAGTTGTATGTCTGGTCCACTATATTTGAACGGAACAACCGTATCCATGTTCATTGTATATTCAAACAGAAATAGTAATATGCCTATACTGCCACATCATGCGACGTGGAATACGCCCATCGTGAGTTTATCATCTACAGATGATTTCTGCGAATTTGTAGGTGGTATTACCGGCACGGTAGCCGGCACTTTCGGCACAATTCTTACAATTACGCAAATCATTTCAGGATCCATACAAAAGGGGGCGACTATAAAAACGCCTGAAGGTGGTTTCCTATCATCTGAGCGACCTGGTACAACTATGGGCCAGGTCGGTAGTTATAATGTAAGCAGAATTCAGTATGTTCCACCAGGAACGAGAATTACTGCGTCAAACGGTATTGGTAGGGTTAGTACTGGAGATGAAGGTTCGCATAACGGCCCTACGCTCGGGATAGATACAATGAAACAGGACTTTTTATCATTGTATACAAATAAGACGACTGCGACTGTGTATCGTAATAATACTTCTGTAGCACAAATGATTCCAGCAGTAGAAGAAAATATGCCATCAAGCGGTATAATGACTGAATTTACGGGGAGTATAACAAGTGAAACCCTTACAGTGACGAATGTAAGCTCTGGTGTAATTGAAATTGGCTCTATCATAAATATTCCTGGGAATCCTATTAAGCCAGTAGTAATCGCGTATGCAACAACATCTACGTTAGGATTTCTTGGAACGTATAGAGTGGAACCCAGTTTCTCTACACCAGTACCGACTGGAACAAAGATGACAACGGATACGAAAGCCACACGCATTTCGGGGTGGATTAATGACCCTGTGAATGAATCACTTCCTGGCACGACGCTTTTTGCTTATCAGATGCGCGAACCTATAGGGAATACAATTCAAGTAGGAGCAACTTTAAATATTCCAGGTGTATTGGCAGGTGATCCTGTGAGACAGGCAGTTATAATAGCATCTGTGCCCCTAGGAGGGTGGACCGCTGGTAACGGAGGAGTGGGAACGTACCTCATTGATAGACCAATAAAGTATAATGGAATGATGACATTGACCAGCCCGATAATTCCGGATATTCTCTTTGTGAAATCCACACCAACGGAAACAATGACACGTGTATTAAATCCTACGTATACATCCGTTAAAACATCTGGGGCGACTACCACGTCTACGACTCCGTTTAAAATATCCTCCATTGGGCTCGGCTTACAGCCGTCCAATATTTCCAGAGTAAGGAGTCTTTTGCCGAATTATTTCTTTGATGGGACGATATGTGAGATTATTCTGTATAACCAAGACGTGACAACGAACTTTTATAAGAACCAACACTTAGAGGGATACCTTGCTTGGAAATGGGGCGCGGAAACGAGATTACCAGTCTGGCATTTGTATAGATACATCCCGCCAACTTCGTTCGTAGAAAAGGCGATTCCGACTGGCACCGTGGCGATTATAGCAAGAACTCAGACCACTTTTACTGTCTCATGGCCAAATGATAATATCACAAGAAGCTATAGTTATTTTTTGATTCCGTCGTCTCAAACGTTTACAGGAGCAAACGCAACGGATGATGGAACAACTCCAATACTGAATAGCGCTGTTGAGTGGCCCAAAAACCGTATAACTGATAATTGGGCAACTTCTAAAAGTGTAACTATAACTGGTTTAACAGCAGGTACGACTTATAAATTGAGAATAATGTCTCATGGGTCGCTCTCATTTGTGAATACAGATGCGCCGAATATTACGTTACCATCATAAAAATAGCGGATATATCTTTGCTCCGCTTATTGCCGCTCCGCTTATTGCCGCTCCGCTTATTGCCGCTCCGCTTATTGCCGCTCCGCTTATTGCCGCTCCGCTTATTGCCGCTCCGCTAATCACAAACCCCCTAAAAATGGCCTTCCCAACCTGCTCGGCCGGCACCGCCACATGCACCCACTCCGCAATATGCTTATACAAATCAAAGTTCGGGAATCGCTCCGACTCGTCCGGATTAATAAATACATTCTTCCCCGCGTCATCAATCATAAATGACCAGAGAAGATTGTAGAGTTCCGAAACGGTCTCCTTGACGACCAGTCCCTTCTCCTTACTCAGCACATCCCCATCCTCAATCTCATCCGGCTTCACAGGGAACAGGCTGCCTAGCAAACTCACCGCGAGTCTGCACAAATCAAAGGACGGATTCGGCGGCACCTCCTTCTCATAGCCCTCACACAAAGGACTAAACGCATACTGCTCCCCAGCATCATTATCCTCCTTAAAATCGTCACTAATATACATTGTTCCATTCACACTGAAAATCGCCCGCCCGAAATCAATAATCTTGAAAATTTTCCCGAACGTCGGTACACGATACACAGTCCCCTCCCCCGTACGATAATATAGGAACTCCTCCTCCGTCTTCGTCCAAACAATATTATTTGTGTGTAAATCGTTGTGCGTGAATCCAATAATCTTCTGCGCGCACACTAAGCCCGCGATAACCTGAAAGAGCCACGCCGTCCACCGCTCCTCCCACTCCACCATTCCAGGAGCAGCCCCCACTTCCTCAAAATTCGTCAATAAATCCTCCATAGTTCCCTCATTCATCTCCGTAAAAATGAGCATCACCGGATAATCCGTCATCTCTGCGTGGACTTCATACGCATCCAGAATGTCGCTCATATCGGATTCTGCGGTGGAAGATCCGTCCGAAGACGACTTCTCAAACGAAACGGAACTCATAGAATCCGCAGAATGTATGCTCCCCTCTTTCACCGAATCCACCACAATATTCTCCAACTCCTTCTCCTCCGAATCCGTAGAAATGGAGGACGACTCGTCAAAATCAATATCGGCGTCAAACACGAATTCCCGAATCTTTTCCGGAACAGGCTCGTCCGGATTTTTTCTGTGGCGCACGGACAATCGAAAAAGGCTCTTGTCATATCCTGTCCAGAACCACCGCTCGTCCCTGTAGCTATAGAAATCGTCCGTGAGATTGTAGCGATACGTGGCCGCCTTTGCGCAGAATGACCCATAGAAGCTGTTGAAATGCGGCGTCACACCCTCTTCCGCCAGTCGCCCCAACGCATAGGAGGCCACCGACTCTATATAGGCCTGATTCCACGGGTCGTGGAGTTTTTTCCAAGCAGTCGCCCACGTCTTCTGATTTCCCGGAAGCGCAGCGTCGCTCGGAAGAGAATACTCGCCCCGAATCCAGTGAATCGGATCCAAAAGGTGCGTGACCTTCAAAAACACTCGGCGGGTCTCGGGTGCAACTCCTGCGCCGGCCGATGAATTCCGCTGAATTCGCACCTTACAGGCCCCCGTTCCACCGGATAGATCCATCCCAACAATCCGCCACGCGTGGTCCATCCAAACCTCCTGGCCACGAATCTTCCCAATATCCGAATTCAACCCAGTCAGCGTCGGGAAAAATGTCTGTAGCCCCGTATAGCCACGAACATTCCGAATCTCGTCGCTCATCGTTCCGCAATAGAAGGCCGGCTCTTTTATGGAAATACCCCGGAGCATTGTTCTCCAACATACAAAGAACAATGCTCCAAGTTTAAAAACGCGAAAAAAAAGCGGTGCTGTGTGTAGTCAAACATGGCCGCCAGCTCCCACGTAAATTTCAACATAAAGCGCTTTGATATGAAGCGGATTCCCCAAGATGCCGTAGTGATTTTCATTGGGCGCCGTAGAACGGGCAAATCCACGCTTGTTCGGGACCTCCTTTTTCATCACCAGGATATGCCTCTCGGAACTGTCATCAGCGGCACGGAGGAGTCCAACTCCTTCTACGGGAAAATGATTCCGCCCCTCTTCATTCACGGCGAGTTCAATCCGATTATTCTGGCGAATTTCGTGAAACGCCAGAAACTCATTATGGCGAAAATCCAGAAGGACCAGCAAATGCAAGTGAAGAGCCGGGTTGACCCCCGGTCGTTTATGATTCTGGACGACTGTATGTACGACGACAGCTGGACTCACGACAAGAACATTCGCTACCTTTTCATGAACGGCCGTTGGCTAAAGGCGTTCTTCTTGATTACTATGCAGTACCCTCTCGGTATCCAGCCGGCTCTCCGTACCAACGTGGACTTCGTGTTCATTCTCCGTGAGCCGTATCTGAACAATCGGAAACGTATCTTTGACAACTACGCCTCCGCCTTCCCCTCCTTTGAATTCTTCTGCCAGATTATGGACCAGTGTACCCAGAATTACGAGTGCCTCGTCATTGACAACACCAGCCAGTCCGCGAAGCTAGAGGACTGTATATTCTGGTATAAGGCCGACGTTCACTCCGATTTCCGTATCGGCGCACCCGAATTCTGGCAACACTCCGCCTCTTATTACCAGGCCAAAGAGGACGAGATGAATCCCTACGACCCGAATGCGGCGAAGCGACTGAAGGGGCCAGCAATTAATGTTCACAAGAAACAGTAGTGAGCCCCATGATTTCTATAGGAGCGCAATTGGGCCTTATAGGGGCTTTCGCAATTATCTTATTGGTCGCGGACCGTTATTTGCGGATAGAGCCCGCCTTGAAGTATAGTCGCCCCTCGTTGGAGGGATTCCAGATGCCGGTATTATATGGGGGTCGGGCTCGCGCGTGCGGGGTTGGTCTAGAGTCGTGCCCTGAAGGTACAAAGTGCGGGAATGGTTTCTGTATCAATACGGACGCGAAAGTGCTAGAAGAGAAACGCCCGCTCCCTGTTCTTCCTGCGCGCATAGAGTAGGATGCATTCTAAAATTCGCACACGCAGAAAGAATCCAATATTTTCTGTAATGATTCTCGCATTAATTCTGCTTCTTGGTATTTTGAGTAGCTTTTATAAGGGACGTTCAACATCATATAGAAGGGGAATCGTATTATTTATTGTTCTCGGCTCGGTCATTGTGTCCGTAGTGGCTCTCATGAATTCATTCTACCCGGATGGATTTACGGACCAAATCCTGTCGCTCTCACCAGACTACTATAATACGATTGGCGCGCCCGCTAGAACTTGGCCGAAATATCGGGAAGAGCAGGGGTATAATATTGCGGTGTTAGGAAATGTGGGGAATGTATCCGCCAATGATAAAGAAGTCGTAGAGGGTCCGTTCAAAAAGCGCTTAACGGCCTTAATGGCCGGCAAGAGCGAGTAACGATTTAGCAGTATCAGTTGATATTTCTTATATATATGTAGAATGTACAAGAAGCGCGGTTCTAATGCTGTCGGTGCGCTATTATTGATTGTTGTGATTGTTCTGGTCGGATTACCCTATCTGCGGAATATCTTCGCCCCCGCGTTTCCTGAGGGCTTCCGCAACGTGGACTGCAAAGGAGTCACGTGCGACGAGGGCGAATTCTGTAAGGACAATACCTGCCACTCCGTGATGGCGCCGAAGTCGTGTGGCTTGTAATAATTAATTCCAAATAGTGGATATCAAAGATATCGCATATTCGGAGTTAGTCCATCTTATTCTCCATCTTGCGCGCAATGGCCAAGTCGGCCGGCCCAGACCCCGAAAACATTCCGGCCGTCTGCTCCACGACGCTATTATCGGCGGAAATGAGCTCGTTCGTATTACCTACCACCGGCTTCTTGGATCCCCCCATCATCTTCGTCCGCTTCTCACGCTCATACACCTCCTTCGCGTCCTCGTTCTCCTTATACTTCTTCATCAAGGTATTCAGCTCCTCCTCTGCGTATTCCTGCTCGCCCACCTGAGAGGGCTCCGGGTCCCAAGGAAGCCACTTTCCGACCTCGCCCACGAAAATATTGTGTGTCGGGTCCAAGCGCTGGAGTTTCTTAGAACGAGCCACCGCCTCCTCTTTGTTAGAGTAGGTCCCGCGAATCTTGAGCCCCCGGACAGTTGTCCGGAAATCATTCGCCTTATAGAATGTGTCCTCCAACTTCTGGCGATTCGTGTAAAGAAACTCATCATACATCTCCTTCAGCTTGGACTCCTTCAGCTCATTCTTGGCGCTCTCCAAATAGGCCTGGAACGCGTTCATCGTCTTATCCACCGAAACACGAGCATCCCGAATTGTCTGCGCCACGCCACTCAGGTCCTTCAGCTCCGCAGCATCCGCCTCCGAATTCAACTTCTCGTTTATACCCTTCACCGTGTTCATGAGGAACTCCTCATACGTCTTCACGCGCCGACTGTACTCAAAATTCTCCAGAAACGCATTAAAGAAGAAGATGCTCTTGTCCTTCAGAACATTCTCCGGGCTCAGAAAGCTCAGAAGGCAGAAATTCTGCCCAGAAATCGGCGCGTCCTCCGTCAGAAAATCCTCACGCTCTTCGGCCATTTCTATATCCCTCTATTGGAAAAGCTAGTTTAAGTGGAAACGCACTAGAACGAAAATTTTTCTATTCTAGAAGTATAATGGATTCTACTGCTGAAATTGTAAATCGCTGCATCAAATACCTTGTAGAGGGTCTTTTCGTCGCCGTGGCGGCGATTTTCATCCCGAAGCGCACTCTGCCTGCGGAGGAAATCCTCAGCCTCGGCATCGTCGCTGCGGCCGTGTTCGCAATCCTGGATGTGGTGTCGCCTAGCATCGGCTACTCTGCTCGCCAGGGCGCCGGATTCGGTATGGGCGCGAATCTGGTAGGCTTTCCTCGGGGATAAGGCACGGTCATAAGGGACGGAGATAAGGTGCGTGACGCGCAATAATAGGCTCCTACAACAAATATATTGATATACTAAAAGTGTATCAATATATTAGAGATGAATTTCACTCGTAATAATTATCAAAGGGCCGCAAGAAATAGACGTAATAGGAAGAGATTAACTAGAAAATTAAAGCGTTTGGGGGAACCACTCCATCATAGGAGTAATAATAATTATGTAAATATGAATAACCGGCCGAACAATCATAAGGGCCGAACACGGCGGATCGGCTTAAATTCATCCGAGAGGAATTCCATGGACCCCAACAATTGGGGTAAGACCCCTAAATCGAACGAATGAATTGCCAAGAGAGGTCAGCACAAATTTTCTGCCAAATTTTGTCCTGAACATACAATTTGTCCCGATTCTTGAGCAATTGGAAACAGGAGAGATACTCATCCAGCTCCAACAATTCACAGAATTTATACAACACGTAGGAATACGAAAGGAAATTGTTCCGGTCCTTCGGGCAGTGAGCCTGAAACGACGGCTGAATTTCCTTGAACATGTACCGCAATTTCTCCTCAATTTCCCGGCTCATCACAGCCGCCGTCTGGCCGTTCAGCCGGTTTATAATGTGCGGAATGTGCTCGTAGAATTTGTTGAATTTCATCTTCTTCAGAATCTCCTTGACCTTTGAGGCCTTCAGAGTCCGAAAGTCCATAATCCGCTCCTTCTTCAATTCCACCAAAATCGCATCATACACTTCCTGGGGAATTTCTGTCGTCTCCTTCGCCTGAAATTGCGCCAGCCACTCGTTAAAATGGTTGATACGCTTATAGGCGTAATAGGACACTTCGCGCGGCGGGTCCTTATAGGACGGCTTGTCCGAATCCACAAGAACGAAATCCTGGAACCCGCAATTTCCACACGTGAAATTCGCCTCATTCGCGCTGAAAATCATTTCCGTGTCGCAGTGAGGACAGTCCCCAAAGGTTTCAAACTCTATTTCGTGAGAAGTTCTGGCGTGCTCTGGGTCTATTTTCTGTAAATACGTCTCCAGCAATTTATCTCGGCGCAATTCCTCCCCCTTTGGTTTCACTTCCACCTTTTCCTCCACAGCATCCTCTAGCGCCGCTAGAACACTCCCCGGCTTCTGTTTTGTAGCCGACCTCTTCAAAACGGGAGCAACGCCACTCTGAATCTTTTCCTGAATGTCATAGTAATCATACAGAACCTGCCCAGCATTCAGATAATAATCATACAATTCCGTATTATTCTTCAACCCCTCTAATTCCGTAACCGCCGCCTTTTTTTTATCACTCAGAACCGAACATTCCATTTCGGATTTCCCCATCGCCATCTGACCGTCTAAGGTGGATATAGACGCCATTATATCGCCCATATTATTCTGTTTAGATTGAATGCGATGAATATGATGCCTGTGAAGCGCATCCAATGTTGTTCTGCATTCTGGATTGCTTCTTTTGGTTGGGCGTATACTAAAGAACGCATCATTGGAACTCATTCTACCTAGGAGTATCCTTTCCGTTTAGACCGCTGGGTAATGTCTAGTACTAAAGTTAAGTACCGCCAATTACTTAATTTAAGTACTTGGCGGTATTTCTGAATCTCGCTAATCAAAGCCTCCGGCAGACAATTCCGAGATTTTTTCCTTCTTCTCAGAATTATTTTCTAAGGAGAGGGTATAAACAAAAATGACGGGTGGTGGTCTGATGCAGCTTGTAGCTTATGGCGCTCAGGACGTGTACCTGACCGGTAATCCCCAGATTACCTTCTTCAAGGTGGTGTACCGCCGCCACACCAACTATGCGATGGAGTCCATTGAGAACCCCTTCAACGGCTCTCCTGGCTTCGGTCGCAAGGTGACCTGCACCATCCAGCGCAACGGTGACCTGATCCACCGTGTGTACCTCCAGGCCACCCTGCCCCGCGTGACCCTGAACTCCGCCACGGACGGCTCTGGCGCGCAGTTCCGTTGGCTCAACTGGGTTGGCCACAACCTTATTAAGAACGTGGAGATTGAGATTGGCGGACAGCGCATCGACAAGCACTATGGCAACTGGCTGCACATCTGGAATGAGCTCACCCAGGAGGCGGGCAAGCAGGCCGGCTATGCGAAGATGGTGGGCAACGTGCCCGAGCTGACGAATCTGCTGGTGCAGGGCGGCGAGGACTGCGACGACTTCTGCGCGTCTGGCGAGCCCAATTCGTCCGAGGAGGTGCGCAAGTGCGCGCCCGAGTACACGCTGTACATCCCTCTCCAGTTCTGGTTCTGCCGCAACCCTGGTCTGGCGCTGCCCCTCATCGCGCTCCAGTACCACGAGGTGCGCGTGAACCTGGAGTTCAACGAGCTCCGCAACCTGTGCTGGGACATCTCCCCCCAGCTGACCAACGTGCACACCATCCGCGACCGTGTGAACAACACGAACCTGGTGGCGGCGTCTCTGTATGTGGACTACCTCTACCTGGACACGGACGAGCGCCGCAAGTTCGCCCAGGTGTCCCACGAGTACCTGATTGAGACCCTGCAGTTTACGGGCGTGGAGTCTATCACCTCCTCTTCCAACAAGCTCAAGCTGAACTTCAACCACCCCTGCAAGGAGCTCATCTGGGTTGTGCAGCGTGACTCGTATGTGTCCTGTAACGACGGCGACGTGAACCCGTGGAAGGGTCAGCAGCCGTTCAACTTCTCCGACTGGTGGGACCGCTCCGTGCTGGAGTCTGGCTACTCCGTGACCCGCGTGGAGGGCATGGCGGGCAAGAACCCCGTAGTGACGGCGCTCCTCCAGCTGAACGGCCACGACCGCTTCCAGGTGCGCGAGGGACGCTACTTCAACGAGGTGCAGCCCTACCAGCACCACACCAACATCCCCGCGGTGGGCATCAACGTCTACTCGTTCGCTCTCCAGCCCGAGCAGCACCAGCCCAGCGGCACCTGCAACTTGTCTCGCATTGATAACACTACCCTGCTGCTGACGGTCTCCAACAACGCGGTGGGCGCCGTGACCTCCTCGTCGGTGTATGTGTTTGCGACGAATTATAATGTGCTCCGCGTGATGTCGGGAATGGGGGGACTTGCTTATAGCAATTAAGCGCATTTCTCGTCGCACTCAAGTCACAGTGGTTGTATTTTTATATTTTTAGTATGTGAGCGGTGGATGTGAAAAATCCAGAAAAATACAGTTTTCCGGCTAATCCGTGGACGGCTTAAAACTCTTACACGTTACTAATTTAGAAATGGTAACGTGTAAGGCGATCGTTCAAGAAGGTCCTAGAACAGGTCAGGCGTGTAAATTTCCCCCGTCTGAGAATGGCTACTGTGGTCGCCACGAGCGTAATCGCACATATGACGAAGGTATAAATGCTGGTAAGCACTGGTGTAGATTCTTTTTTAGAGGTTGTGACACCGAACTCACAGCAACCGAGATAGAAGCAAAAGAGGTCACGTGTAAAAACTGCAAAGAGCGATTAACAAAAAAGCAATATCCATGCGAACACAGTGGATGCGCCTTCAAAGTAAAGGAAAAGGGCTTTTGTAAAAAACATGAAAGAGATAAATATAGGAAAGAAGAGGAAGAAAAGGGTATCAAGTATTGTGATATTGCGAGAGGGTGTTTTACAATGTGCGCAGATGGCAAAAAGTCGTGCGAAGAATGTCTTAAGAAGGCACGTAGTAAGGAGATAGAACGCTACAATAAGCGCAAACAACTTAATCAGGTTCTTCAAACGACTACGCACACTACAGGGCGTGTTTGCGCACAATGCGGAAAAGATTTTGAGTCATATAAAACAAGATATGGAAAAGAGTCGCTGAATTGCAAATCATGCCAAGATGCACAAGCAAAGCAGGATGAAAAGAGAAAAGATAGGGTTCGGAATTTTAAGGAAGAAAAATTTAAAAATATTGCACAATACTACAGAGAGTATGTAGCAAGTTCTATCAAACGCGGCTACGAGATGAATCTAGACTTTGATACGTTCTCCAATTTAGTTATAGCAGAATGCAACTACTGCGGACATAAGAAAGAGGGTGAAGTAAATGGTATTGATCGTGTAGATAATGCGCAGGGATATTCGGTAGAAAACTGTGTAACAGCCTGTTGGAAATGTAATAGAATAAAATATATTTACCACAAAGATTTTTTCATAGAAAAATGTAGACTAATCTCAAAAAATATTATGGCACCACCCGCATTTTTTTCAACGTGGAAACAGTATTACACAAATCTTCGTAAAAAACAGTTCGGAACTTACACAAAAGAAGCCGCAACCCGAAATCTACATGTAGAAATTACCCAAGAACAATGGGAGCGCATAACACGTTCACCATGCTATATTTGTGGCTATCAGTCCGCAAAAGGAATTGGTCTGGATCGTATGGATAATACTGTACGTGCATACACATTCACGAATTCTCGTGCGTGCTGTGGACCCTGTAATAATATGAAGGGTGAATTCTCGCTTCAGGAGCTTATAGATCAATGTAATATTATTGTAACCAAGATGATTCCAGGAAAAGAGGAGGAGGCCGAAGCAGCCCCCGCTGAAGAACGAAAGCACTGGAAGGCGCTCGGACTCTACTACGCAATTATTTCCGACTCCGCCGATTCATTTTTGGACGCATATTTGGAATTTTACAGTATGGAGGATTTCAAGGAGATTTGCAAACTTATAAAAGAAAGTACGAAAGAGGCTGGAGTAAAAACATTGAGAACGCTGTTACAGACGATAAAGAAGAAAAAATATCGCCTCTCTATTGGAGAGTCTCGCTAAGAACTATGCACACAGTTCCTCCATTTTTGGGATTTGCCTATCAAATAGGGAAATCCCAAATTTTGTCCGGCAGAATTGATAGAATGTCCGAGTTGGTTATTGTCAATCCTCTTTGTAAAGAAGAGCGCAAAGTTGAAAAAGAGGATGAGCCTGAAAAGGAAATGTCATTATACTGTTTCCTGTATTTCTGCTGTTGTTTGCCACTCATTTTTGGTTCTGGGCGATGAGGTTCAAGTCCAAGCCGCTTGCATCGTCTTATAGACTTCCGCGCGCTTCACATTCTCTTTTGCGAATGCGTCGCACTCCCTCAAATGGGCCGAAAGGCTCACGCCCTTCAAATCCTCCTTACAATAATTACAGCGAGTCGCCAGCCGCTGCTTTAGAACGCAGAGACTGTGCAAACAGCATACGCCGCATATACAGAGAGCCATAACGACGGCCGCAGTAACAATATTAATCACAATGATTCCCGAAATCATCGTGTCCACCAGTTGTATAGCCGTAGAGTCCGCGCGTATAATAGGCGCAGAAGTCGGTGACAATGTTTGGGAGGATGTCCTGGAGGCTGTATCGCTTCCTGTAGGTGTCCCGGTGCCTGTACCAGTCCCTGTACCTGTTTTTGTACCCGTGCCGGAGCCCGTAGGACTGCGTGACGGAGTTCCAGTCCCTGTACCACTCCCTGTAGGGCTTGGCGTCACAGACGAAGACGCACACACAGACGGCGTAATAGACGGTGTCGGCGTCACCGTAGGACTCAAACTCGGGCTCGCATCGGCCACCTGGGCCGCCGCCACCGTCTCCGCCACCGCCGATAAAGACGTGATCGCCCCAGCAGCATAATACCACGTAATGGACCCAGAAGACCCGACCGACACATTTCCAAGAGGAAGAATGGCCGCATAGGACCCATCCGTAGGACTCGGTGTCCTCGGAGCCAGTGTCAGCGGATTCGTATTATACGCATTTGAGAAGCTACAGCAGAATGCATAGGCCGTCATCACACCCGCCGTCTCCGAATAAAAGAGCACGCCCTCATTCGTATTCGTAATCATAATGGCCCGCGACGACTGATTATTCGCCGTAATCGCCACGAAACTCCCCGTATCCAAATTCCCCCGTGTCTTCGTATTCACATCCGTATTCCCTACAAAATCGTCCCGAGTCCCCGTCCAAATAATGACATTCGTCAGTTGCTCCGTCGCATTATTCGTGAGCTGCGTCACGATTTTTACGAAACTGTCATTGTAGCCCAGTGAAAACGTGTTCTGGATCGTAAGAAGATTCCCTTGAACGGTGAATGTCCGTCTAGAGACGATTTTGCCGTGCCCCACCGTCTTTGTCGTATCCGCCGAATCCACGACGAAATTGGAGTAATCTGTGGTCGGCTCCACAGGCGCCAGTGAATATAAGTCCGTCACAGTCGCCCCTGTCCATTGTGCGGAGCCTATGCCCATCCCTATTGCCGTATCCAGGGGATAATTCGCAAATGTCAATTTATACCAGGCCGAAGCCGTGGGCGAATAGTACCACGGCTGCTGGAAGAGTCCGTGCGCATTCACGGAATTTTCCGCACCTGTTCCGAATCGGAGAGACGGATTCGCAAATACGCAGGCCGCGGCGGAACAGCCCGTGGAACCTACCGGGTCCTGCGCCCCTATAGGGGCCACAAATCCAAGAAGGCCAAAAAAAACGCGGAAGATATTCATTGGGGTTCTGTTTAGGCCCGGGGTTTTACTTGCGAATTTAGCACTTTGAGAACCATTTGGCCGCCCCTGCTGATGCCGACTTCGCCGCTTTCACAATGTCCGCATCAGTCGTATGATACGTTTTTCCGCAGGTCAAAAGCGACGAAACTCTCGCATAGCCCCACTGTTGTTGCGTGGCGCCTGGACGATGTCCCGTGCGCCAAGCAGCCATTCCGCGATTATAGCACTGGCGCAAAAAGCGCACGGGGACGCCGCTGGCCGCCGCCCGCTCCTCTAGGCTCTTCGCCTTCGGAAACGCCCGAGTCCAGCGCTCCGTATACTTGGACTTCCGTGTTTTGCGCCCCTTATCCGTCTGGAAACCCACGTACGCCCGGCGATTTCGTGCGCCCATGGATCCGAATTTCGCAATTTCGCCGCGTCGGCGCCGCGTGGCCGCCGCCGAAAGTCCCGAGAAATAGCGGCGAGGTGATTTGCGTGTCCCTTTCATCTGATGTAGGCCCCTATAAAAATGGCAATTCACGCTCCGTCTCCACGTGAAATTCCGGTGGCTCGGCCCAGTCTTCGTACCACACAGCCGCTGTCGTTGGCTTATCTTGAGCCAAAAGGGTCTGTAGAGCCACTAGACGCCGCTTCAACGGCTCTCCGACAGCCAGACGACGAGTCATCTGTTTCCACCGCCATTCAAATTGCAGCGCAGCCCGCATGTCCGGAAACCCGCTCACGTGTCCTATGCGTTCCCATTGCCGCCCAGCCGTAGCTCTAGCCCCCCCGCCGATTTCCCCGTTATGCTGTCTGAGTCGCCTCTCCAAATCCGGCGTGACCCCCACATACGTTTTCTTAGACCCTCCATCCGTCGTCGCCAACAAATAACATTTCCAGGACATAATATTTCTATATAAGAAAAAGGAATGGATTCAAACGTATCAGATGGTCCCAGCCTACATTTGGGCGACATAAGCGATTTCACGGAAATCGGGGATTTCGGAACAATCTCGGTCGCAGGAACGTTCATGAGCCTTTTAGTTCTCCTATCTGCGCGTCTAGGGAATTTCGGCGGAGTTCCCCTGAATACGTATTTTGACATGTTCGGCATGGAGGGCATTCTTTCCATGGTCATCCTTATTCTCATTCTTTTCCAAATAACCCGCTATTTCTATACGGTCTTCTACGAGAGAAGTGGCAAGGCCTGGTCACCTTTTGTGTTCATTTGTTTCCTCCTAGGTGTTCATCTCGTACACGACCTCGTTTTATACTTTGCGGTCATTTCACAGGTCGCCAAAGGGAAAAACGACATGATAGACATCATACGTGCTATAACAGCCTCCAGTAAGACCTATACGCTTTTAACGCACAGCGTATTTTTAGTAATAACCGCGCTTGTGGCGATGATGGTGGAAGATATGAGCGATTTGGCGAAATTGGTTCTTTTCGTGGTTATACTCTATTTAATACCCTATACATTGGCCATACACTCTTTGAAACCGGCCCCGCCCCCTCCGCCTCCTAAAAAACAGGAAATGCAGGACATGCGTGGAAATTATTACTAATAAATAGATGGAATCCGAGGGAACAAATAATGAGCCGTCTATACCCGTAGAAGATAGTATGGCTTCGTCCGTTAAACCGACCACTTCTACGATGGATATGGAAAGTAGTGCGCCGGCGTCAACCATGTCGTCCAATGCGGATAATATGAACACGTCTGCGCCTCTTGAAAATGAGAGTCCTACTACGCAGACAAGTAACGAAACATCCGAGGTAGCAGAATCTCCGGCAGCAAAGGGACGCTCTGCGAAACAACAGGAGGCGGATGAAGGGGCTGCAAAGATGTTGGAGCGTATGCGCAATTTATACAGTAGAGAGTTTGCGGATATTCCGGAAAAGAAGCGGCCGAAACCTCCTGCGTGGGCGGCGCGGGCAGCCATGTACAAAGACGGAGAAGAGCGCGAAGAGTATATTCAGAATTTGATACGGAATTCACGGAATTCATTGATGTCGAAAAACTCTTCGGGCTCTAATACCAATATGGGGAGCAATACCGATATGCTTGTGGAGCAGCTCATGACTGCTTTGGACACCGCGACAAAGGTTGCTCGGCAATTGAAAAATGCGACGCGCAAGGGAAAGAGTGGGCGTAACTCTGTAGTGAAGGGCAATTCCGATCCGAGCAATTCGGCTATGAAAGGCTTGAACAATTCCGACCTGAATAATTCTGGTATGAGCGATATGAACATTTCCGGTCTCAGCAATTCTGCTATGAATAACGGAAATAACAGTAATTTCAACAGTAAAAAGCGGGCTCAGAATAATTCAATGCGTACACGACGTGTCAAACCCCTTTCTAATAGTCGCGCTACAATAAACTCTAAAATGAGCACCTCTAAAGTGAATGAACCCTCTCTGAATTTCTAAGCACCCTAATAAAATTGACAGTCGTGCGTATAATATAGTATATACGCACCGAATGACCTCCACCTTTCTTCATATTCAAAAAAGTTCCGAGCCCTGTAAGGATTTTCCTACAGATCCGGCACAAACTTATACATTCCCTCTTGACCCCTTCCAACAAAAGGCGATTGCGGCGATTTCGGCAGGCGCAAACGTCCTCGTCACCGCAAAAACGGGCTCCGGGAAAACTCTCGTCGGCGAATATCAGATTGCGCACAGTCTTCGCAAGGGTGGGCGCGTCTTCTATACGACCCCCATCAAATCCCTCAGCAATCAGAAATTCTACGACCTCAAGAAACTATTTCCTGGACGTGTGGGTATAATGACCGGCGACCTCAAATATAAGCCAGACGCAGACGTCGTCATTATGACCACTGAAATCCTCCGAAATCTCCTGTTCAAGCGTGGGACGGCCACGGAGACGCTCGGCATCACGGCGGCCCTCTCTCTGGACAGCCTGGACGCCGTCGTCTTTGACGAGTGCCACTATATCAACGATAAGGACCGCGGTGCCGTCTGGGAAGAGACGATGATTCTCTTGAATCCCGCCGTCCAACTCGTGCTTCTTTCCGCAACCGTGGATGCGCCAGAGGCGTTTGCGTCCTGGCTCGGCGACCTCAAACAGCGGCCCATTCATCTCATTTCCACGGCCTACCGCATCGTGCCTCTCGTCCACGGAGTCTATAAAGAGGCGGAGTTCCATCCCATTATGGACAATACGAACAAATTCTCGGACGCACCCTATAGGTCATGGCTACAATGGCGCTCACAGCAACTCAAGGCCGCCGACCAGCACAAGGCCGCCGTAAAAGCCCGCACCGCTGGAGGATATGATAGCGGCCCCGTTGCGCGAGGTGCGCAAGGCCCGAAAGCCTTCGCGCACGAAATGAACGCGACCATTGCGACGCTGGATGAGAAGCAGCAACTCCCCGCCCTCTTCTTCGTCTTCAGTCGCAGAGACTGCGAGCGTTATGCGGACCTCACCGAGCACACGCTCATTGACTCGTCGGACGCGGCGTCCGTTCGCCACATCATGGACTTCCATCTCCATTCCTACGGTGAGGAACTCCAGCGTATTCCGGAGTATCACACCATTCGTGCGCTTCTGGAAAAGGGCATCGCGTATCATCATAGCGGTCTCATTCCTATTCTCAAGGAGTGCGTGGAGATTCTGTTCGGCCGTGGCCTCGTGAAGGTCCTCTTCGCCACAGAAACGTTCGCCGTCGGTATCAATATGCCGACAAAGACCGTCGTCTTCACCGGTTTCCGCAAGTACGACGACACCGCCGACAGAATGCGTATGCTGAACACGGACGAGTATATTCAGATGGCGGGGCGCGCAGGGCGCCGTGGAAAGGATGACCGCGGCTATGTAGTCTATCTACCTGACAGGGAGCCGGAGCCTATTGAGACGGTACGCGCAATGATGACGGGCCGCTCCTCCACATTCCAATCCCGTATGACCTTCCACTACGATTTCATTCTGAAAACGTTCCAGGCGGGGACGCTTCGTTGGATGGACCTCCTACAAAACTCCTACTGGAATATCGGACACACGAAAGAGTGCAGAGAGTGCGAGGAGGAGATTCGGAAGGAGCGCGCGACCATTGAAGCCGCAGAGCTTTCGGACGTCGAAAAGGCGGAAATGACCGAATACAAATCCATTCACGCCGCCCTCAAGATCGCCGTGAATGCGGCGCGGCGAGTGGAGCAGCGACGCCTAGAGGTCTGGAACAATCGGCACATGGGTCCTCGTTGGCACAAGATTATCAACGAACTCTGGCCCAATTATCAGAAGGCCATAGAGCGTATGGAGCGAATGGAAGAGGAACTTGCTGAGAAGTGCGACCCAGCGAAATTCATTACGCCGAATCTGGCCGCTCTCCAAGAATTCGGATTCCTTGGACCCGAAGAGAAACTCACTCCAAGCGGAGTAATGGCGACCGAAGTGAATGAAGGCCATCCGATTCTAATGACTCTTGCCTATACGGACGCGACGATTCGCTCTCTTCTCAAAACCAAAGAAGATATCGTCTCCTTTCTGGCCATATTTCTCGGAGAGCGGGGCGAGTATAACGGAATGGAAGTCGGCGGCGCCGTGCGAGCGTCCTTGCGCATTCTCAACGACATTGCGGTCACATGTAAGGAGAGGGAACGCCGTGTAGGCGCATCTTCTCCATACAATTATTGGGACCTGAAAACCGACTATGTAGAAATCATCTGGCGCTTCGTCAATGGCGAAGACGTCGGAGTTCTTCTCCAAGATTACGAGCTGTTCGGCGGAAATTTCACACGACTCCTCTCCAAAATGGTCAATATTGTCAGGGAATGGACGACTCTTGCGACTCTCTCGTCGGACACGGATACTCTGACCACACTGGAGGGCGTAGAAAGCCTACTCACAATCGGCGCAATGAGCTCGGAAAGTCTCTATCTCCGCCTTGTATAACGACGCCGACGCGTGCGCGGTTTTCTCACACGAAGCCAGCGACCCACTTTACCACCCCCTGTTTGTGGAACAGTAGACGTATCGGACAAATAATACTGGAATATTTTTTTCATAATAGCATTGTTCTCCGAAGAAAGCGCGTATTTTATACTTTCTGGGTTTAAAATGGTCGTTTCCGTAACCTCATTAGCCTCTTTCGTTTCTGTAGGCGCATTATTATTGCGCGATTCCCTATAGGGCGATGGATACGTTGTAATTCCTTCCGCAATCAACATGTTTGCGAACGGGGTTTCGGGTGTGTCATTTACAGGCCCACCCTCAATTTTGATATATTCAAAATAATAGAAATAGACCTTGTCAAAAATCGCTGGAATCAAGACGAACGATAGAAGTTGTTCATCTTTTCCAATATAGGTCGGTTTAGATAAATTAGAGGGGACTAAATTCTCACCCTCTTTTACAATTTGCATGTTTTCGCGCAAATATTTGAGGCAGCCCTTCCATAAAGAACCGTCCTTGAATTCCTCCACATTTCCTAGAGAACTTGTAATTGCGGCGTAACAGCCGGTCGTCCTCTTACCCGTTTTTGGATGAATGTGCCATTGTCTATAATAATTCGGCTGCGAAGCAACTAAAATTCGGTACGGGTTCGGCTCCGCAAAAAGCACCTTCAAAGCATCCCAGAGCGTCTTTTCCCATTTGGCCAGCGCAGTTGTAAAGTCGGCGAGAGTCGTCGTATCTTTATCACCATTTATGAGATTTTCAAACAGAGTATCGGCGTCTCTCAAGAAAATCGGAGAATCGGGAAAGTCGTGGAATGCTTTGAATCGTAGGGCCCTCAGAATAGCATTATCTATCGTTTTGCCATCCCCTTTAGAGCCGACAGCATATTCGGGCCAATTCACAACCGCAAATACGACGTTCGGATGCTCTGAAATTTCCTCCCACTCTTTTTTGTGTTTGATGGCTCTCTCCGTATTCGTATTCGCCCTAAATACCGGATTTTCCAGACTGTGTTGGTCCAAATATATAATCAATTTCCACCCTTTGAATTCCGGACGCGCAGTTACTTCTAAATACCGAAGAATCCCAACTTTATACACATCTGTTTTTACCCAAGGCGAATCCTGACCCTTGAAATCATTACAGGTTGTGCAATCGGAATCTCGGAAATAATATGTAGTAACAAAGGCGCCCTTCATATCTTTCAGATTGCTTTTTGACTTGTATTCAATAGAGCCTGCGGATTCCTTCTCAGGATCTATTACGGTTTTTAGTGACGTATTCATCACCCCTGTTTTCCCCCTATATTTTTAGAAGTTCGGAATACCGACCCGAAGTTCAATATCGTCTGCGGCTGCCATCACTGCTTCCGCAACAGTATTCGGCGGGCCGCTCTCTATGATTTCATTTTTTAGTGTGGCGAATGCGAGAATGCCGGTAACGAGTGACATGGTAGAATCGGGCAGGAGTTGTAATAAAAGGAAAAAGAGTATGGCGCCTAGAATAAAATCGCGCCCCACGGTTTTTACAGTGGGAATCTTCTTTTCCGCGAACCACATAATAATTGCACTCGCCGATGCGAGTGTAACCGCCCCCAGCCCTCCACCGAGCCAATAAAGATACGAAGGTGTTTCAGAAGACATTCTGGACGCAAACCAGGAAAAAAAAATCCAATAGAAGCGCGGGGAGCCTTATAATTCCTCAAATTCAATCGCATCATCCAAAATATTGCTTGAAATCATTTCATTATCGGGTATTACGGAAGATAGCTCAATGACAGGAAGTTCCTCCCTTTTAGCCTCAAGCTTCGGTGTAGAAGGTCTTGACGGGGGTTTTGGCTCAGGTGCCGGAGATTTAGATGGCAGGCCCTCTATATTCTGGAAAATATCAAACTGGTCCGGATTAAAGTCGTTCGTTGGACTAGAGGTATGATTTACCGTACTCTGACCGGTTTTATTCATTAGTGTAGAAGAGCTCACTGGTCCAGAGGACACAGGAGGCGCAGGAGGTCCAGCATCTATCTTGGCATTTTGGACAGGCTTTTCCTCCTCCTCTTCTTCCTCCTCTTCTTCCTCTTCCTCCTCTTCCTCTTCTTCCTGGTCACTCTCATCTGTAGATAAATATTCCCGCAAAATACTCTTTACAGGGAGCATAAGACGTATGCCTTGATGAATACCATCCAAAATAAGTGTCTCAACCTGTCTCATATTTTTTTGTCTTTCAATCGCCGACCCAGATGTTGAAAAAAGATACGTATTCGTCCATAAAAGTCGCGCACACTCAATAAGAGTCTTGTGTAAATAGTGCTCCAGTTTAGGAATTGTAATCTGTAACCTTTTCTGCTTATTTGTTAAGCGAATAGAGGAAAGAACCTTTGTGTGCGCAACAAATACCGCCGTCAGTAATTCTTCCAAATAATCACACTGAGTCCCCATGGCAATATTCTGCGTTTCCCGTTGAACTTTGTCGTGATTCCACTCGGAAATACCCTCCAATAATATTTGGAAACTAAGAAGATGCTTCTTTGCATCCGTTTCACGCTCTTTCGCAGAATCCATCAATTTCAAGAAAAATGTACACAGAGGTTGTGATAAAAATTGCGAAAGTTGCCGCGTATATTCCCCCTTTGCCTCTGCATAGACCCCCACGCTATCTCCAGAATAATCCATACTAATATAATATTGTAGCTTATAAACCAGATTCTTTCCGCAATAAGTAATTTGCCAATTGAATCCAAGGAGATGAGCCAACACCAATTGCGCGAAATGCTTCAATCAAATCATCTGATACATCCTCTGAATCGGAAAGAAACGAATATAGAATTACGTATGGATCGTCGCCCGCTTTGCGAAGAGCCGGAAGGTCCTTGAACATAACACCTCTGGGTCGGCTATCACGAATCAGTCCATATTTGATTGCTCTTTGAGAATTGTTGTGTAGGCGATAGGACGTGTCCGACTTCATATAAATAACCGTGCAGCGCGATAAAATCGGCGACGACATTTTCCAGAGCTCTCGGACTTCCAAGGCGCATATCACATTCGGCGACGCAGTTTCCAGAATGCGACGAAGGAATGCTTGCGCCTCTTGTGTCAAATCATCGGCGCCCTCTAACCACACAAAGAGTGGTTCACATGAACGCACCTGTTGATGGAGAACTTCGCGGCCTTCCCGTAAAGAACGGTCGGCGCGCGCGTTCCATCGGAAAATCCTATAGGAATTTGTAGTCGCTTCATCCTTTATCCACTGGGATTTTCCCGTGCCAGGTTCGCCACATACCAGTAGCGCACCTTTCCACGGACTTCTTTTTATTATTTGGCGCATCCCTACAGGGATAAATGGTTCTTATTTAGACCCTGGGTCTAAGGCCTTCTGGGTCTCAGCTCTCTAAAATTGAATCGCAGGGGGGCTGCGGCCCAACAAAAACAACGATGCGATTACTCCGATTCCGATACGTATTTAGACCATTATCCTATATTTACAATAAAATCCGTGAAATGATTCACACGAATCCGAAAGGAGACCAGGCTAAAAGTACTCTTCTTAAAGAGGACCCTATAGATATAGAGGCTCAGACGATGAGCCAACCGAGTATAATCAAGCCACCCTATCCACTGCGAATTAACATTCCACCAAGTACTTAACTTTAGTACTAGACGTTTCCGCCGCAATAATGACCGCCTACCAGCTCATTCTAAATCCTGTAGGACTTTCGCATACATCGCCTCATCGTGCTCTGCGTTCCGTGACAGGTCCTGTGTATCAAACAGCGGATTGGAATGGATTCCAGCCAGAATCTCCCGCTGGTTACGAATCACATTGACGTCCTGTTGCAAAGGCACCTTGTAGCGCACCTGACCAATGTCGCCCACACCGGTAGGAATGCCCACGACACGATTCACGGCATCGGCGCGGTCATTCACACTGTCCGCATCAAGGCGGCGCGTCGTCTGCTTGATTTGTCCATCAAAAATGGCCAGAGCCCCGCCGTTTCCGTGCATCGGGTTACGCCCCTTGGCTATCTGCTGTTTATTGGGGTTCAGGCGCATATTATAGGCGGAATCGTGGCTCGTGAAATCCTTATTCACGGAGTTCGGCGTGCCGAAATAGTCGGACTTGGCCGATATCTGTGATTTTTGCGTGGGTTTCGCGATATCATCCGGGTCATACACCTTGAGTTTGGTGGGGCCGTCCGCCGAGGACGCAATCCCCATATAGTTCCAGTCAACCGTGCCCTCCTTGACCGTCGTGCGCGCAACGTCGTTCGGGTCCCACACAGTGACTGCGGGCGCACCACCCGCAAAGCCAACCGGCGTCCCCGTCTGCCGAATATTGCCCGACATCTCTTCGCGCCGGGTGGGGCGCGCATCGTCGTTGAAGTGAACCGTGACATTGCCCGTATCGGCGGGAACCAAGTTCAGGCCCATCGTGCGCTCGCTCGTCAGATTGCGCTCATTCGGCCGGATTTCAATAGAGGACCGCCCATAGTCGCTCTCGGGCGCATCCGTATTTTCCGTGTAATAGGATGTCATATCGGCGTTACGGAAACCGGCTCCGCCGTATTGCTGCGTCATAGGGATATGGTATGAGCCCGTGACGTAGGATTGGCCCGCATCCTGCGCCCCCGCCGTGCCGAAATTCTCCACGGAGGTTTCGGGGCGAGTAACGTGTTTCATAACCTGGACAGGGCGTGTCGCACCCTTTATGACATCACCGGTGGTAACGAGGAGGCGCTCGCCGTGCTCGTCAATATAGAATTTATCCGGGCGATACTTGCGGACTTCGCCCGGGTTTTCGGCCGCGCCCCCGATGAAATGTTGGCCGGGCACGACCGGCTGCGCATACGTGAGTTTCGGATTATCCGCCGTGCGCAGGTCATCCGTCTTGCGAATGGCCCCCATCATATATTCATTCACCTCCAGTTGCTGGAAACCACCCTTGCCGGTTGTTCCGTAGCCCTGATTCACCGCCGGCCCCACACGAGTCGGCTCAAACGGCTTCTCACCTGCGCGGCTACGAGGGTTATTCATACGGCTCTGGACGAAATCGGAGCTGGACTCCATACCAAACGGATTTCCATAGGGCGCCCTCGACGAATCAAACATCGTTTCCACTTCCTTTTTCTTGATTTGGAGCGTCCCCGCGCCCACTAAATTATCCAGTATTCCCGTATTTTTGTCAAAATCCACATTCTGCTTTACACGACCTCCGAAAAAAGGCACCATGTTATTATGCGTGAAGTCGGAGGTCTTAACAGTCATGCCCATTAATTCACTGTAGGTTGCGTCTTTCAGAATACGGCGACCCTGCTCATCCGTAGTGATTGTGCCATACGAGGGCTCGGCCTCTACTCCCCCCTGATTCATCATGACCGTTTCAATCGTATCATTGATGGCGGCGGGCATCGGATTCTGGGTGCTCCCCGCATCTGAGAAGATTGCGTTAATGTATTCGCCCTGTAATTTCTCCGGGCTCGGTTCAGACGGCGGCGGCTCCGTCGCCATGAGTGAATTGAACGTCGGGAAACGGATTCCACTTTGGAAGGACTCCGTATCTCTCGGTTTTCCGGACAGTTGTGTGACAACATATCCGAGTCCCGTTAATACAAATAGTGCAGCAGCCTCCATTCCTATTTGGACTTCTGGAAAGATTCACACATTTTGACTGCTGATTTTGAATCGGCTGTCAGAATATGCGGTGGGCTTGCGTTTTCAATGCTTCTTGCATAACTCCTTATCCAGGTCTCTTGATGGAATGAAGAAGTCAAAGGGCGTCTCATAGGTGAGTTGGGGCTGGTGAGGGAGGGGAGTCCACCGATTCCATCCTGTAGAGCGCAGAGTACAGGGAGGATTGTGTAGGCGATTGAAGACCATCGGAAAGGACTCGTCGGGCGCGGCCGTGTAATGTTTCTGGTTCATCTTGTTCGTTTCGGGATTGTAGAGCGCCGTGTCGCATCTTACACGACTGCTGAAACGGTTGATGCCTTTGAGGTCGGACTCCACATCAGTTTTCCACTGGCCTTGGGGCCAACTGTTGCCGCTGTGCTGGAGACGAACGGTCGCATCTACAGGGAATGTGGTGGGACAATTCGCATCCGGAGGATTCGCATAATATTTCAGAGCGTAACTTGTGATGCGCATGTCGTCCTCCTGGTGAAAATCGTCAAACCGGGGGCGGGTTAAGGCCTGTTGTTTTACAGTAAGGCTCATTGTCTCCCTCTTGTATGTGTTTAGTATTTTTCAGGCCGGACACAGACTTCGTTGCGGAACGGCTTCGGGCCAATGACGGATGGATAGGCCCAGAATTGCGCCCCTGAAAGGGGTGTAGTATGCGTCTCAATCACCACATCCTGTTTCGGGTTTCTACGAACAATAAGAGAGCCGGTGTTCGGCAGGTGTTTTCTGGCGGCCGAATCGGAGTTGGGGCGAGTTGTTCCACGCAGATCGGACTCAATATCGGCCATAGAGGACCACGCAACATAGTGATTTCCGCCGTGGAGACCGACTTGGACTTCATTTCCACCGACGAGGCCGAGCATGTGTCTTGTGGGGTTAGGATGGACAACCTCCGTTTTGAGGCGGTCAAAACTCTGCGGGTTTTCGTAATTGTCACGGTCATTCGCCGTCTTATTCACTGAGTCGTAGGCCTCGGACAAGGATGCGAGCATTCTATCTATATAAATGTGAGGGATTTGGAATCCATCGCATTTATTTTATGGGGTTTAGTACGAAAGTAAATTACATTTCATAGAGGAGCGCCATTGGGAACCGGTGTAAATAGTAATACAACCGATAAAATGTTTGGTACAACTAAAATCATCCAGGATAGGAAGTTTTCGCCGTAATTACACAGCTTATACTGGGTGTATACCATAAGAATTGTAAAAATCCACCCGGTGATAAGGAGTGTAGGTGGAAGAGAGTCGGTTGAAACGTATAAAACAGTAATTATAACTGACAACAGAAGATTTAAAACCGCAGGCAAGCATAAACCCTTCAGTTTGAACATCTCTATTATATATCATTAATTTCAGCAATTGACATCCCGAATATACGCACGGCTCGGCAGGCCCCCACGCACCCATCCAGGCGCCGCATCCTCCGTAATCAAATTATTCGGATTCTGGATATTCTCTTTCAGATTCGGAATCATCGGCGTAAATACACCGTCGAACTGCTGCTCCGTCACAGTCCCGCACTCCTTTCCTTGGCGCACCTGCTCGCTGTGCAGAAGCAGACTCTCCACGTCCGCATTTCCACGCCCACCACCCATATACGGCACACCCAAGAAGGGCCGCGCCTGCGGCCGAATGAGACACCGGTTATTCTTGAATTCGGGCTGATTCCGAAGAACGGAATCCGAATCAATGGCCGCATTATTGAATCCGAATCCTTCCCGGGGATATATTAAAAACTGCTCAACAGCCAGCGGATTCACCACCTTCGCATCCGGGACAAGATTGCGAGTAACATACTGCCCAGGCCCCACGGACTGCGTATAATACTGCTGTATTCCGCAGGTGTCATCCCGAGTCTTCGTCAAGCGATTAATCTCCATCTCTTCTCTGCCTTACTGTTTGATATTATTTCATCCAATATCATAGATGAAAGAAAACCAGGCCAAGAAATTCTGTCGCTGTATTAAATCCGTCAAAAAAACAGTGAAAGCGCGTCGGGGCTCCACCGCAGAAGGAGCAGCCATAGCAATATGCACGAAATCTATGCTACAGCGACGAGGGCGTACATTGAAACGGGTCAAATGTGGAAAGCCGGGTGGGCCCAGACTCAATACCCAGAAGCTCAAACGTTAGCGAATTTCTGTTGCGCCTGTAATTTAGCGGCCGCCAAATCAAGCCCGGAATCATTTCCAACATAAGGCGAGGGATAGCGATTGACAATAGCAGACTTCATAGAGGCTGTGCGCTTCGCAGCAGCCACATCCCGTGGAGATGAACCGGGGCCTGTCGCAGAACTTCCATCAAACGTGTAGGCATTATCCTCATTCAACCAGGGCAGCGCACCACCATCCGTTCCAGGAAGACACGCCGCCGAATTCCCCTCCTTACACGTTTTAAAGGGGATTCTATAAAGCCATTTCTGATAGGAATCCACGTCATTCGGAATACTCGTAGAGGGCATCGTGACCCATTGACGCTGTCCCTGGTTTTTCCCAAACACGTCTGTCGGGTCAGCATAGAATTCCGTCTTGTAAAAATCGTTCAGAGTCGTTTGAACAAGAGGGTCCAACACCGATTTTGCTGCCGGACGTTTAGGATTATACTTCAATTCATCAATAAGCACGTTCATAAACGGATTCGCAGAAGTCGGCTGCGTAGCCTTCGCATTACACTCAAACGCCTTCTTGGAATCTCCCACGCACTCTATAGGCATAGATTGAATACCCTCGTTATTTTTTCCAATGACGCCTACATCCGGTATATCTGGCATAAGTTTGTCGGAAGACTTGGAATACAGCGACGGTCTATTCTGGAAACCCTCTCCCTGCCTTGTCATAATATTCAGAAAAATATAGATGGATTGACCACTCACAAGTAAGGCCAGCAATACAGCAACGACGACCGGTATATCCGTATGTAATTTCCAAGTTGCGACGTATCCCACGGACATAAACAGCGCAAACACCAGTATTATTTGGTTCAACCGATCACTCACACAGTATGTGTAATCCGTTGGAAATATGGGTGTATGTAGAAAAATCATAGGACTCTGCCAGAAATACGGGTCACATAATAGTTTGCTTGCCATCTGGGAACTCTCTATCAAGATGTATCAAAATCGCTCACTTCCTAGCAGCCTTCTTCTCCGCCAGCTTCTTTCTCAGTCTCGCCCGAACAGCAGAGAGACGGGCGCTCTCACCAGTATTCGGTATCATATCCTCATCATCGCCACCACCGCCACCTCCAAACATGGTTTTAAAGGAACTCATCAGCTCCACGAAGGCGGGGTGTGACTGGAACTCCTGCATGAGCGACTCGGCCTCTGCGACGAGTTCCTGCGGTCTCAGTTCCCCCCGCTGTACCTTCTCCTGTAGGCGCTTCGCAATACGGGCCATCGCCGACTGAATCATCTTCGGATTTCCCATGGACCCCTTCATCAGAATCTCAAAGGCGCGGGACGGGTCGCGCTCGCACGCCTCCATATCCTCTTTGGAAAATCCGAAATCCTCAGGCCGGAACTCACGGACCATCTCCTCCGCCAACTTGGCGAGCTTTCCTTTCAGGAACTTTTCCGGGAGAGGAGGCAGCGTATCCCCCTTTGTTCCAAAAATAGAGAAGAACTTATCGGACAGTTTGTCAAAATCAATATTGCTCATGGCGGCTCTGGCCTCTCGCATCACACGGTCGGCCCACTCCTTTGTAAATGTCTCGCCGTCTGCGCCACTCTGGAAGGCCGCACACAGATTCAGAATAGACAGGTACTCAAAAATGGCGGTGCGGCTCTTCTTGCCGGTGGTCTTCCACATCTCGTCTGAAATGACCACGCCAGGAAGAATCTTGCCCGGGGTTTTCTCCATAGCAGTCTGCGTAAGATTGCGCGTATGGGGAAAGACTTCCGCCCTGTATTTCGTGATCCGCTCCTCAGAAGAGAGAGCAAGGGCCGCTTCCAGGTCCGCCTTGAGTTCCGGGTAGGTCTCCAAAAGGTCGGCGGCAAACTCATCATACTTCTTTCCGAACATATCGGAGGTCTCGGCCGTGTTCATTCTTACTATACCAAGGAAGAATGATTGCGGCGTATTTAGCGCGCACAGAACTTATTAAAAGGGCAATTTCGCAGCACGAGCCCGCTCACACAGAACACACAGAACCTGTAGATACTTCCAAATGACGTCCTGATTGTCCGCCGTCATTGTATTCCAGTGCTTGTCAAAAATCGTCAGAGCCGGCGACATTTCGTTAAACTGTGTCATAATCTTTTTCCGAGCATATTCAATAATCGCGTCCGCATCCTTATCCTTAATAATATCCTTGAGGTCCTTGTATACGTGCTCGTAAAACAGGTCCAGAATGAGCTTCGGGTTAATCATCTTCGCACCCCGAATCGCCTCCAGACTCAGTTTGATATCACGCTCCTCGGGATAGGTGTCCGCAAGCTGCTCAAAGAAACGAATAAGCTGCGTGTTAAAAGCACCCAGCGCAGACATTCTCCTTATAGATACGATGCAATGAAACTTTAGACCAACGCACAACAATACCGCTGCGCTAACCATCACCCTAAATTGCTCTCGCCGGGCCACGAGGTGTCCCCATATCCCGCTCACGCTGATACGCCTCCATTTGCTTATCAAATAGTTCCTCCTTCTTGGACTTTTTTCTGCCGGATTCTGTTCCTGCGTTATAGGAATTCTGTGAGCGGTCACCCGGACTTGCGCCACCATTTAAGAAGGAGAAGGCACCAGGAATGGACTCGCCGCCGTTCCCTTGTGTGGACGTGTCCACATCTAGTCCACTGTACCCAAATCCCTTAGAGAAACTGGACTGTTCCTGCATACTCCAGGGATCCGGCTCACCACCAGCACCGGCCGCAGGCACCATAGGACCAGCACCTTTCGCGACATTTTGTGTTTCCATCATCTTCTTTTCGTAAAGCCAATTCATCACATCCGAATCGGTTTTTGGCTCCGGGTCTCCTGAAAGAACGAGTGTCGGAACCTTCTTTAACCAAGAGGGAAGCGGGGGGCGTGAAGGGGACGGATCCACGCATACATAGTGAAATAGGCCCTTCCAAGGAGTCTGACCAATCTCTGTTATGAATGCGCGCGACCATTGGCAGCGATTACTGTAATAACAAATATGTATAGGCTTCTGAGATGACATCGCCTCTACTATTGAATATGAACAGTGATTCCAGTAAAATCTGAACGCGGCCGCGGCCGCCGCCGCCCGCGCCGCCTAAAAATTGATTCGTATGGAAACCAGAGAGTATATTAGAATGACGGAGCCATCTAGACGCAAATTCACAGTTCGCAAGCCCGCGGCTACGACGATGTCAGACCCGGTTTTCAAAAATCTTATCCAGGTGTCTCGCAACACTCTCAAATTCCGCCTTGCTCCAACCGATGTCGCGTATGCAAATGCGCTCCGTCGGATAGTTCTTACGGAGGTGGAGACCGTCGCCTTCCGCTCCGAAATCCTAGAGGACGGCACGACATCCGGCATAAAAATTCTGAAAAATAGTACCCCGATGAGTAATGAGATGCTCGCACATCGCATCGGACTCATCCCTGTCCATGTTGCGAATCCCCTGGAATGGGACTCTCAGAGCCACACCTTCAAATTGAATATTACCAATGACTCACCGGACTCTATAGACGTTGTTGCGTCCGATATCCAGGTTCTCCGTGTGCGTGAGCCGGACGAGGAACCCACACCCGTTCCCAGCGTAGAGTTCTTTCACCCTGATAATCACTCCAAGGAAACAGCGCTTCTCGCAGTTCTAAAGGGGCACGTGGCTACACAGGACCCCGAGGTCCTCTCCTTTGAAGCGACGGCGACGATTGGGACGGGGCGCGAGAACGCGCAGTTTATTCCGGTGAGCCAATGTTCCTATGCGTATACTCCTGACACGAATCCGGAGCGTGTTCGCGAGCACTTTGAGGGCTGGCTCTCATCCCACAAGAAGATTAGTGCCGAAGAGCTCGCACAGAATCCGACCAAAAAGGAGGAACTGGAGCGCGAGTTTAAGACGATGGAGATTGCGAGGTGCTTCGTGATAAATGAGCAGGGAGAACCTAACAGTTTTGAGTTCGTCGTGGAGAGTGTGGGTGTTCTGGACCCTATTTACATCGTCGCCCGCGCCATTCAAGTACTCCAGGAGAAGGTGACATTCTATGCGTCCGTGGACACGGGCGACCTTCCTCTAAATGTCCAGATACGGCCCGCAGATGCGAAAATGAAGGGATTTGATTTCATCTTCCAAGCGGAGGACCACACGCTCGGCAATATTCTACAGACCTGGATGGACGCGAATCTGATGGACACGAACGAGATTACCTATGTGGGCTACAAGGTTCCGCATCCTCTCAAGGACGAGATGGTACTGCGGGTTGGTGTGGAGGACGGAAAGGAGCACACGGCGCGCACGGCGCTCATGAAGGCCACTCGCGGCCTTGCGACCCTGTTCAAGAGTTGGGGCGCAGACTGGGCGACCATCGGTGGCACGGCTGCGGGACCTCCTCGTCAGTCTAGCGTGCGCCAGGCGATGCAAGTGCGTTCCAGCCGGCATGCGCAGCCCGGGTTTTAATGATGAGGAAACGGCGCGACTTTGCGTCCGATATGTCTGGCCTCTTTTTCATTTCCAACGAGTTCATTCTGCGCAGGCTCTATGTTTGCCGTACTGGTATTTCCAATATCAATCGCCATGTCATATTCTTTTCCGCAGCAGCGGGACTTGATATGTTTATGGTTTACCGCGCTATAAATAATACCAGCAATAGAGAAAAAAAGACCTGCTCCACCGAGTGCGGCACCCGTGTCCATCTAATTAAATAAACGCATTTAGCTTTCTCGTGAATTCATTCATTCCGAATTGCGTATAATGGGCCAAATCAGGAGAAATGACTGCCTCTTGCGGAAACTCGGAAAGCACCTCTGTTGGATCCAAAAAGGGAATTGCGTTCTCAGCGCAAACCCCTTTTAGAAGCTCCACGAGCGCATTCCTGGAGGGCAGGTACTCCTCTCCCAGTTTCGCGTTATAATGCGACACGAGCACCATTTTTCTTGGCGAAAGAATCGCCTTGAGTTCTAAGAGGTCCTGGCGAATTTCCTCGTCCGTCTGCTCTTCCACTCGGAACTCTTCCAGAACATTCGCAGGTGTGCGCCGATTGAAATTTGGGAAACGCTTGTCTACGCCCAGGTCATGTAGGCAGAGGCCCCCATGCATATACTTCTTTCTAGAGCACACTTCTACCACAAACACATCCGTCTGTTCATACAAATCTCGGAAAACGGGCTCCCACAGCAAAGGAGCCCCTCGTAGAAGGCCGGTCCGAAAACAGATTTCACTATAGGGTGGCTCCAGTTTCAAGTCACCCTTGAGAAATTGTATAAGTTGCAGCACCTCTCTTGTGGTATGTGTATAAGTAATCGCGTCGCTCAGCCTCGTATTATTTGTCACATAGGACACCCTACAACTCCCGAACGCAGTAACAACCTGT